ATCGGTGGAAGATTTGCGAGGTATGCTAACTAGCATCAAGAGCATGGACTACTCTGCGGATCGTGTGCAGACATCCACAGAGCCATGCGCCACCTTCGAACGTATGATACAAAGAATCATAGATGCGGAAGCGGATATCAATGACCACATTGATTACTATGCAGATAGAAAAATGGACATTAGCGACGAGATACAGCAGTTAGCAGACGAGAGATACATCGAAACGCTATACCGTGTATACGTGGAGTTTGAAACACTAAATGCAGCAGCTATTGATATGGGGTACTCGTATGGACACATATGTAGAATCCATGGAGAAGCCCTGCAACAGTTCCAGGCTTTCCTGGATTCACGGGAAAATGTGAGTAAATGCGAGCAAATGTGAGTAAATGTGATTAAATGTTATCAAATGTGATTAAATGTGATTAAATGTTAATGAATGTGATTTCAAAATGTGATATATGTTATAGTGGGTAAAGAAAAAGAAAGGGCTTATGCTTACGCTTTCTTTTCTGATTTTTCTTCTAGTACAGGGGCGCGAAAGCCCCGCAAGCTAATACTTTGGTGAATATCTGGTAAAACTAAGAAGCACTGTGCGAAAGCATGGTGCTTTTTGGTATGCAAAAAAAGGGGGTGAGGGCATATGAACTACGACAATATTAAGGATAAAGGCTTTGACAAGAGAAGTGCCGAAGAACTACGAGAAATCGCAGCAAAGGGTGGACGCAACTCTGGAGTGACCAGAAGGCGCAAGGCAGACTTCCGAAAAACCTTAAATATGCTACTCACATCCAAAGTGGAAGATGAGGATTGGAAAGAGAAGTTGGAAGCAGTAGGAAGTGATTGCACATTTGAGTGCGCAATGTTGATGTCACAAATACTAGAAGCCTTAAATGGAAATACAAGTGCAGCACAATTTGTTGCACAATACGCTGGACAGATTAACAAGACAGAACTAGATCAGCGAGAACAATTATCTAGAATCGAATTAAACGAAGCGAAAAAGGCGGTCTTGACTGGCGAGAACGAAACAAACGAAGCACTCCAAAAGCTAGATGGAATCCTGAAAGGAGTGTATGACAATGCAGTTAAGCAAGAAGCAGAATGAGTACATTGTCAACGCTACGCATAGATGGAATATCAAGTCGGGAGCCGTGCGTTCTGGTAAGTCTTATGTAGACACAGCTTTCGTCATTCCTTTTCGGATTCGAGAGCGCGCTGGAAAAGCGGGACTTAACGTGATACTGGGTGTATCCAAGGAATCGATAGAACGTAACGTACTGCAACCAATGCGGGAAGTGTACACGTCGGAATTGATAGGAAACATCAACAATCGTAACATTGCTAGAGTGTGCGGAGAGGATGTGTATTGCCTTGGGGCTGAAAAGGTAAGTCAAGTGGCGAAGATTCAGGGTGCATCCATCAAGTATTGTTATGGGGACGAGATTGCAAAGTGGAACAAGGAAGTATTCCAGATGTTAAAATCCCGTCTAGATAAGCGGTATAGTTGTTTTGACGGGGCGTGTAACCCGGAGCATCCAACGCACTGGCTAAAAGAATTCATTGATAGCCCGGAGTTAGATATTTACTTGCAGCACTATACGATTTTTGATAATCCGTATTTGCCACCAGAGTTCGTGGAAAGCTTATGCAAAGAGTACACGGGTACGATTTACTATGACAGGCTTATACAGGGCTTGTGGAAGCGTGCAGAGGGTGCAATATACAAACGGTTTGCGGATAAACCAGAAGCGTTCTGCTGCGAGATTGTAGACAAGAAAGACAAGGCATCACAGGCGAGACAGTTTTTGAAGTCGGAAATTGTCAGTATCGAGATTGGTCTAGACTTCGGTGGAAACCAATCGGGGCATTCCTTCGTAGCGAGAGGGTATACAGAAAACTACAAGGAAGTGGTGTTCCTTGCTTCCAAACGTATCAAGGCAAAGGATACAGAAGAAGACATCGATAGCAATATGCTAAATCGGATGTTCTGCGACTTTGTGCGGGAAGTGATACGGGATTACAGTGTGGATGGTTATAACGTGGATTCGGTGTACTGGGACAATGCAGAAACTGTTCTGGGAAACTCCATACGCAATGCAGTTGAGAAAGAATTTCCTTGGATATCCGTTAAACCAGCAAAGAAAAAAAGAATAAATGACCGTATTCGTTGCGTCGTTCGGCTCATGGGGGCTGGGCGATTTTTTATTACAAAGGATTGCAAAACGCTAGAAACTGCTCTTTCGGATGCAGTTTGGAATAAGCAAGTAGTGGATAAGGACGAGCGTCTAGACGACGGAAGTACGGACATAGATACATTGGATGCTATGGAATATACGATTGAAAGAGACATGAAATATCTGATTCAAGAGGTAGAAGATGCTTGAAAGAATATGGAAAGGGCTTAGGCGGATGTTTGGATATACGACGCTAAAAACAGTGGTGGGGACAGAGATGGAACTGTCCAGCGCAATGATAAATGCAATCAACGAATGGCAGCGGATGCTAAACGGAGAAGCTAGGTGGACGAGTGATTACATTCGTTCCTTAAAGCTTGAACATGGAATCTGTAGAGAAATGGCAGATGCGGTTCTGGTAGAGATGGAAACATCTATAAATCACGATGGCTTGAATAAATCATATCTGTCTTGTCTCGAAAGTCTGAATGAGGAATTGCAAGAGGGACTTGCTCTTGGAGCAATGGTTATTAAACCACTAGGGAAAGACAAGGCGGAATTCGTAACGGCAGATAAATTTATCCCGATTCGTGTTGGGGACGATGGAAAACCGTTGGATTTTGCTTTTTTAAGCGTGAAGCAGATGGGCGACCATGAATTCTATACGAGATTCGAGCGCCACTATTTTGTGAATGGCAATTTGACAATTGAAAATAAATGCTTTCGCTCTGGATCAAGGGAACATATTGGGCGAGAATGCGACTTTTCATGCGTGGCAGAATGGAAAGACGTGGTTCCAGGTCCCGTAACCTACAAGGGCATGACGCAAATGGACTTCGGATATTATCGCAATCCGTTAAAGAACAAGGTGGATGGCGGTAAATGTGGAGTATCCATATATGATTCTGCGATTGAATTGATTCGAAAGGCTGATATCCAAGGCGCGAGACTGGACTGGGAATACGAATCAGGCGAAAGAGCGATACATGTTGACAGCAGAGCCTTGAAGAAGGGCAAGAACGGACATGCAGGAATGGCGAAGCTAAACCAACGCTTGTATCGTGGATTAGACATCGAGGACGGCAAGGACAAGGAATTGCTGCGTGAGTACTCACCAGAAATGCGTGACGAGGCTTTTAAGCGAGGTTTGGAAAAGTACTATAGAGATATTGAGTTTAATGTTGGATTGGCTTATGGAGACCTTTCAGACGTTCAGACGGTGGAAAAGACGGCGGCAGAGGTAAAAGCGTCTAAAACACGCAAATACAATCGTGTGACAGCAATCCAGAACAACTTGAAGAATTGCCTAGAAGATTTTGCAGCGGGACTTGCATTCCACAATGGCTTATACACATCAGGGTACGAATTTAATTGTAAGTTCAACGATTCCATTTTAACGGATGATGAAACGGAAAGACAACAAGACAGACAGGACGTAAGCATTGGCGTCATGTCGCTTGTAGAATACCGCATGAAGTGGTATGGAGAAGATGAAGCAACCGCACGGAAGAATCTACCAGAACAGGCATATGTGATGGAGTGATGATAAATGAACGAAAGCTACAAAGAAGCTTTGTCGAAAGAAATCGAAGAATCATACCGCAATCTGGAAGAGCGAATTTTGCAAGATATTGTTAGAAGAATCAAGGCTACTGGAAAGATTACGAGTACGGCGGACTATCTCATCAATCGACTGCTCATTATCGGGAACTCAACGGAAGATATTGAGAATATGGTAAAAGATACCTTGCATGCAACCTATCCGAAGATGTTTGAGTTGTACGATAATGTAATTGAATGGGAATATGTCAGAAGTAAGGAAGTGTACGAACAAATCAACGCAGAGTTTATCCCGTATGAAGAAAACGGGGAAGTTCGACAGCTGACAGAATCCCTGATTCGACAGAGCGGAGAGCAATTAGAGAACGTCTCAAAGTCGCTAGGTTTTTACATAGACTATGGGAACGGGAAGAAAGTAATGACTCCGATTGCGCAGATTTATCAGAAGTATCTGAACGATGCGTGTATAGATATTGCATCGGGTGCGTTTGATTACAATACGGTGCTTCGCAGAGTGGTAACACAGCTTACGAACAGCGGACTTCGCACCGTTGATTATGCATCAGGGCATCACAACAGAGTTGACGTGGCGGCACGTAGGGCGGTTATGACGGGTGTTGCGCAGCTTACAGGTCATATCTCCGACATGAACGCTGAAAGGCTAGGTACAGAATACTTTGAAGTTGCGTGGCATGCTGGAGCAAGACCAGAACACGCAATCTGGCAAGGCAAGGTGTATAAAAAGGATGATTTGTACCGCATATGCGGGATGGGTACAGTGACGGGATTGTTGGGGGCGAACTGTTACCATGAGTACTACCCGTTTTTCCCTGGCATCTCACAGCGAAATTGGTCAGACGAATGGCTGGCGGAGCAAAATCGGCTGGAGAACATACCGAGAGAGTGGCAAGGGAGAGAGTACACCCTCTATGAAGCGAAGCAAAAGCAGCGGAAAATGGAAACTGCAATGCGAGCACAGCGGGAAAAGGTGAATGCCTTAGAGGGCGGCGGTGCTGATAAGGATGACATTTTGCTGGCAAGATGTAAATACCAAGCACAACTTGACGAATACGGAAGATTCTCACGAAAAATGCAGCTAAAACAAGAACGGGAAAGAATTTACCTTGATATGCGTGGCTATGTTGCAACAAATACCAAGAAACAGAATTCTAGATATACGGCTGATATGATGAAGTATGCAGACAGGGATTCAAAGCAATTCAAAAAATATGAAAATTCTCTCGGAAAAGGTGCAGGAACCCTTGCGAGATTCAGGCAAATGAAGTACAATAACACGGAAGAATATTGGTTGTTTCAAGGTTACGCAAGAGCGGTTGAAAAGGGCGATGTCCATGCACTTACTGGGTTCGAGCTATATAAAAATATAGCAAAAAGTGTTCAGGAAAACATTGTTGGCATAACAACAAGCGAAGGAATAGAAATAAAAACATATACGACTCATTTCATAGACAGGGTAATCGGTCAAACATCTACGAGCCATGAAGGGATGAGGCTAGGTGTTCCTATTTCTGATGCACGTGAGGCTTTGATTAATCCTGTGATAGTGCACCCACCAAAAACAATGAAGGACGGAGATGTTCGCCAAAAATATTCTGGGAAACTAGCATCGGTGGTTATCAGCATTACGGACAATCGATTGATACAGACAACTCCAAGAGGGGGGATATGATTGATTTTCACAGAGAAGGACAGAGAGTTCATTATCAAATATTTTCCAAATGCAGACGAATTATTGAAATCGACAAGTGTCAACACGGTTTTGGATGCAATAGGCGACTATATTGATGATAACGGATTCGCGCCGCCGCATTATTATGATTACAATGAGCTAGGAAGAGAAGCGCAGAAGATATATGACAGCATATATGAAAATAACGTGTTAAATTAGATACCATTTGTTTTTTCGAGCGGATGGTATTTTTTATGCCCTGCCACAAGGCTATAAACTGGACAATTACCTTATCGGGGGTCAATCCGAGTATATCCCATACCGCAGAAAGTGCGGTCAATAAATGATTTCAGGAGGAAACGTAATGAAGAATATCTACGAAATCCTTACAGGCATCGGTTTAGAGTTGCCAGAGGATAAGAAAGAGCAGTTTGATAAGGAATGGAAAGAGAATTATCGAACAAAAGCAGAGTATGACAAGGCAGTTGAGCAAAGGGAAGAGTACAAAACTTCACTTGGCGAAGTGCAGGAAAAACTTGTCGCCTTTCAAGACGTGAACGTCGATGATCTAAAGGGTCAGATTGAGAACTTGAAAGCGGAGCTTGTGGCAAAGGATACAGACTACGCACAAAGAGAAGCTGACAGAGCTTTTGAGGGCGCAATTGATGATGCAATCAGAAGTGTTGGCGGCAGAAATGCAAAGGCAATCAAAGCGTTATTAGACATGGAGACGTTAAAAGCATCCAAAAACCAAATAGACGATATCAAGAAAGCATTGGAATCTGCAAAAGAATCTGATGCTTATTTATTTGGAAAAGACGAACCAATCAACAATGTGGTAGGAGCAACAGGCGGAGCGGGCGGAATTGATGCAAATACCGCTGCAATGAGAGCAGCCGCAGGGCTTCCACCAGAGAAATAAGAAAGGGGTATGAATCATGCCAAACACAATTACATTAGCAAAAAATTACACAGACATTTTAGATGAAGTTTATAAGACAGAGTC